GCGCAGTGCCGAGGCCGCCTCCTCCTCCGCCGCCGCCAGTCGAACTAGCCGGTTTCGGGCCAAGTTTTTCAGCATCGCTTTTGGTCTCTTCGCTGTCCTGCATAACGTCTTCAGGAACCATTGACCCAGAAGAGGGTTCTTTATACGGGTCAAGAAACCCGCCGCCAGCAAAGTGACCACGAGGCATGATACCGCCTCCACGAGCGGCCGTCATTGAAAGTGCTTCAGGATCTAAATTTGGGTCTATCTTTTCATCAATCCCAAACCCAGTCGTTATAATTTTACCGTCTTTATCAATCTTAGGGGCACTTGTTGAAACATTTGAATTGGGGGCTTTAGGAACATCATCCCCAAACCAGCCCTTACTAGGTTCGTACTTCCCCCCTACTCCTAAAGCACCAGTTGATGCTGCTGTCTTATCTGTAGCAGGAGCACCCAACAAACCTTTTTTGCCAACATCCCATCCCTTACTAAGAGTGTCTGCTGTTTGCCCCGCCGCATTGATACCCTGCATAGCAGATTGAAATTCACCCTGCTGTTGCTTGGGCTGGAAACTGGATGTTACCAATTTGGGAACATGCAAAGATGCTTTAGGCACATAGCCGGGCGCGGCACCATGCGGATCTTGTTGTGCAGACCCTCCGTAAAGACCTCCACCTGAAAATGGGCCAAACGACTGCTTTTGCTGGGCGAGAATTGCCTTTAGGTCTTCTGGATCACCGCCAAAGGCAAAGCCGCCACGAGCAAAGTTGCCGGGCTCGAACACAGCACCGCCCATAGACTCAGGCACCAGACCGCCCATAGCGCGAGCATGGCGAGAGTTGGCCGTTGCCTTCGCATAATCAACGGTTTTATAACCGCCAGACAGGCCAACGGCTTCAGGATGCTTCTTTTCGACTTCCTGCGCCAAGAGACCTATCTGGGTCCGATCGTCGCCATTGTACTTATACGAATAGATCGGCTGGCCATCATTGGTCTTACCAATCTTCTTAATGTCGTGCTTGAGCCGCTCGTCGGAGAAGAACGATGTAGGCTGATTTGTCGTTGTGGTCGAACCAGACAGTGCGCCTGTACCCTCGGCAATGTTGGCAAGGAACTGTGCCGTCTGGAAGTCGTAACCACGCTGTTGCAGGAACTGCTGATACTGAGCTGTATCTTTTGCTTGCTGGGTCTGTTGACCCAAAGTGCCCGCTCCAATGACAGCCTGACCACCTTGTAATCCTGCCTGTTGGGCACCCGTGCCGATGCCGGCAACCTGCTGCCCTGCCTGCATACCCGTACCAATGCGAAGCTGTTGTTGCTGTTGTGCGGCGGCAAGTGCGTTCTGATACGCCGATGCATATAGAGGAGAGATTGCCTGAGCTTGTGCAAGCTCCTGCTGCCCAGTTGTTACTGCCCGCTGCAAACCAGCTCGCTCGCCACCAAATGCCCCAGACTTAATTGCCTGTGCTGTTTGCCCCTGACGATCGATTGCCTGCTGCTGTTGCAAGGCTTTCAATGTCGGGTCTACAACCGACTGTATATAAGGATTTTGATATTGTTTAATCTGATCAGCGGTTAAAGGCTGTGCGTCTTGTGCAGCTTGCTCTGTCAGTCCAGCGGCTCGCGCATAGTAAGGTTGAGCAGCTTGAGAATACTGCTGCGTTTGCGAAACACCTTGTTGCTGGGTTTCCGTTATAGGGGCGACAAACTCTCCGCCGTATGCTTGGAACGGTTGTTTTGCGACATCTTCAGCCCGCGCATTGACAGCATTGTATCGCGCCAACACCTCTGGCGGAATTGTTACTGAACTAGTTGAAGTGCCACCTTTACCGCCGCCGCCCATTGCTTACTCCGATTCTAGATGGGGCATGCCTGTTTGGGCCCCATAAAGGAAGAACGCACCGTTTGGTTGCCCGAAGATCCGTTCGTACATTCGGATCTTACCAGCGGTTCGGTGGTTCGATAATACACCAATTAACAGTGGAATGCCAAGGGCATCAGCCGTGCTCTTAGAAAATTCGCACAATCGACGAGCTCGACCGCCCTTTGCCGATCGAAACTCTTTTGCGACGAATACACCACGCTCTTCAATCATCTGCGTGTCAGAGTACCAAGGCGTGGTGATCCTTAACAACACCGCTCCTTCAGCCGTTCCATCTTCGCCTTCAATGATGCCGATCAATCCATGATCCTTGTTCAACGCGGCCCATATCTCATTTAGCAATCGAACAGGGTTAGGGACAACAAACCCATTGTCCTCACATGCCGCCAACGCGAGGTTCATGCATTTATCAACATCCTCTGGCGTCCCAATCCGTACCCCCAGATCTTCCATAGTACCCCCTTAGTTTTTCTTAGGCCCCGGCAGATTCTTCAGCGTATCTACCGTCTTCTTCCTCATTTTAACAACAAAAGCATCAAGCACACGATGACCAGCGTCAAGATCTCCTTCGCCCAGATGCTCAACGTCTTCAGGTGAAATGACATATTCGCCTCCCGCAACAACCACTGGGACTGGAGAACCATGAGTGGCCCCACCCATTGCCCGCTTCTCTGGCAGGCCCAATTGGGCATCTGCGCCGGGCATGCCCTGCATACCGGGGATCTTAGAGAAGATCGTGTTAGCGACCTTGAACCCCGCCATGGTGTTGCCCTCTCCCATCGCCGAGATAATGTCGGCGGGGATCACATAGGCACCTGATGGGACATGCACAGGCAAGTGGTCAGTGCGTCCAGCAACAGGGCTGTGAATTGGCCCTACATGAATCTTCTCAGATGCTTTAGGGGCATTGCCAAAATACGATACTGGCCCAATTTCAGCTTTGCTCATTGCGGATGGGATAGCATCAGGCGACCCACCATGGGCGTACTTTTCGCGCTTTTTTTTGACACGCCCACCCTTTTTCCGCCCCTGTTGGTCATCCCCGCCAAAGACATTTGTGAAATCGCCCTTAATAAACTTCTGAAGCGCACTGTCGCCCTGCGGTTGTTCTGTTTGCGCTTGTGGTTTGTTGCCGCTAGAAAACATGCCGCTCACATCAGACGCAACAGACTTTGTCGCGGGAGCCGTGCCAAAAACATACCCTCCGCCCTGCTGCGTCCCAGCCGCCATGCCTTTCGGCAAGTTCTCGCCCATGGGACGGATAGCACCACCATCGCCGGGATCATAGAAATAGGTCATTTTCGGTTGTGCCGCAGTCACAGGAGCAGCTTGCGATCGACCAGCTCCTCCCGCGCCACTAACCCCTGTCATGGGCGAGGCTACCAGTGCTTTGCGCGAAAACGTGGGGTCAGGATACTCTTCTACTGATCTGTTGATGTCAGCAGACTGTGGAACAACGGCTCCTCGCCCATATGTAAAGTCGCCAGATCCTTCAACCGCGCTAAGTATGTTAGGTGGGTAAGCATTAGCCGCCGCACGATCATATGGAGGCATCGCATATTTGTCTTCAGGCCCTGTTTGCGGCACAACCATAGGCTCGTCACGCTGACTGAGCGGGTTGTAAGTTTCACTTGCCCATGCAGGTTTCTTCATCGTCCCCGCATAAGGGGCCGCACCCGTCATCGGGATGGTGGGATCGTTTTCCCTTGCAGCTTTCTCACTGATACCGCTCAACAACTTATTAGTTTTAGGCTGCTCTACCAAAAACCGCCTAATAGCGTCTTTAATAGGTGTTGAAGATTCTGAAATACCTGAAGAGCCTCCTTCTGGGGATGCGCCTTCATACAATCGAGTCGGTATACTAGGGTCACGAAGGTCTGACTGCCCTAAAGTTTTATCTCTTTCAAAAGATGGGGTCCTAAACAAATCTTCTTTCGTTATAGGAGTATCCCACCAACTTCTTTCAGGAGCACCTTCCACGGCAAACTGTTTCCTGTATCCCAAGTACCTCTGATAGGTTTCTTGGTCAGGGAACCGTTCACGAGGCAGAGCTGTTTTGCCTTGCGCCAACCCAAAGATGACCTCGTCTTCTGGTGGGATGTTCTCTGGGGCAGGAACCTTGCCCTTGTTGGCAAATGCCATACGACCACCATAAGCACGGACCTTGCGGGCTGTACTCAGCGCAATGGCCACCGCCTGCTTCTGAGGTCGGCCTGTGTGCATCAACTCGCTGATGTTGGAGCTGATTGCCTTTCTAGATTTACTTTTTTTCAACGGCATTTTGACCTCCTAAACAGTCACGATTCTTCCGTGTGTTCCAATGCCAGACGTGTTCACCGTACCGGGGACAGTAAGGAATACGTCATAATAATCAAACCCTGACCCTGCCACCAAGGATGCACACACACCATTCACCGTACACCGAGTAGTGTTGAGAAGTGTCAACTCTCCGCTTACGGTCAAATTTTGAAAATTAAGTTGAGTGTTATACAACGATGAAGTTGCGCCACCCTGAATGTAACAATTATTTCCGTTATTTTGCCCCGTATAGATGCCAACATTGCTAAAACTGTGTTGGACAGCGTTATACATTGTAACTCCCGCACCGTAATTGTTGAACAATTGAATGTTTGACCATTGTCCAACGCGAACTCCTTGAGGGGAGGTGCGTATTCCGTAAATTTGCAGCCCATAGTTCCAATACGTTGTATCATACCCCGGCGCAACAATTGCCGTAACGTATAGATCAGAAAATACCATTTGATCAGCTTGATATTGTGAGCTGCCCTGTAAAGTTAATGCATTCGTCGCGGCATACCTTTTACCCGTAATTGTCCCTATTTGAGTTGAAGCAACTGTCTGCGAGGTACTAACCGTATAAGTTCCATTTCCCCCTGAACCAGAACCAAAAGCGGTAACCGTGGTGCCTGCTGTAACGCCAGTCCCGTAAATTGTATCTCCAACATCTATCTGACCCGCTGCTGTTGCGGTTATTGTTAATGTTGTTCCAGAAATAGAACCCGTTCCTCTAAAACTGGAATGAGCACTAAAAAGAGTTCCAATGCCTGCCTCAATAAAAATTCCAAGGCCTTGAATGCCTCCTCCCGTAAAACCGTTTGCACCCGTAAAAAGAAACGCAGATGAGTTATTAACATTGTAAACAATTCCAGATGCCGCTGAACCGTATCCAATAATGTTGTTTCCCGCCAATAACGTACTGTCAATTGCCGTATTAACTAAAAATAGGCCGCCGGGGGGAATGACTAACGTGCCTCTTCCGAAATTAGTTCGAATATATTGCAATGCATCATTGATTGCAGGGCCAGCATCAGTGCCTACCGCAACATCAGACCTGTATGCCCATGCGCCGACACCGTATCTAGCGTTCATAAAGGTTATAAGATTGACGCTTGCAGACATTGGGTTAATGCCCGTTGGCCCTACTGCACCAGTTGGACCGGTGGGACCAGTAGGTCCGGTGGGGCCAGCAGCAGTAGACGCAGGGCCTGTCGGTCCTGTAGGGCCTGTCCCCGTAGGGCCTGTTGGACCAGCAACAGTTGATGCTGCACCAGTCGGGCCTGTTGGCCCTGTTCCTGTCGGACCGGTAGGACCAGTAGGGCCTTTGATCCCTGTAGGGCCGGTTGGTCCTGTACCTGTGGGGCCAGTGGGGCCGCCTGTTCCTGTTGGGCCTGTCGGACCCGTTCCCGTTGGGCCAGTAGGGCCAGTCGGGCCAGTGGACCCAGTTGGGCCACCCGGTGTCCCCGGCGACCCAGACGCACCTGTTGGACCTGTAGGCCCTATTGCCACAGTAAGTTTCTGAGCAAGATTGTTAATAGCAACAACGCCATTCTTTTGGGTAGTTAAGATGTCGTCTAAACTTGCCATTAGTATTTTCCGTCTTGCTGAACGCGGTATCGGATTTGACCTAAACGCCAGAACGACCCGATATCATTGCTTTCTATCTTAACAGAAACTAAGCGACCACGGAACCTCGGCGTCAAAAATGTCGTTGCCTGCGTCATTGTAAACGGCCCATATGCCTTGGGCGTTTGACCAGCATAATCGGTGACATAGAATGTCAGGAGCACGTTCGCGCTTTGAGTACCATTGTAATAGCCCCACTTCATGTCAGGCCAAACCTGATCAACAAACATTTTGACGTCTGCCTCGGTCAGCGTGAAGTAACCCGTTTGAAAGTAGGAATCCATCGGCTGACCAGCGGCATCCATTGATGTTTCATGCTGGTAGATGATCGTATCAGTGCCAGCTCCGATCGGAGGGCCAAGGACAGATTCGTTGATCCATGCCGTGCGGGCCAATTGCCCAAAATCCCACACATCCAACAAAAGGTTGTATTTGGCATAGGCAGCGATTTCGCCATTGCTCTCCTTGGTTGGGTAATACCAAGTCACTTCCCCAAACCGAGAGTTTGCAGCAAAACGGATTTTTTCTTTGTTGTCGGTGTCCAAGTCTTGGAAAATAACATCCCAAATTGGGCAACGCACTGGTTCAACCCCGCTTCCGCTTAATCGGTAAAACTGAGATTGTCCCATCCAATAAACAGTGCCGTTGATCGACCCTGCCGCTTTACGCGAAATTAGGCCGCAACCATTGCCCAACTCGTTGAACTGATAAACGTAGGGTGGCCCGACATACTGCATTGCCCATAGGCCCAGATCAGTCCAGATCAGGCCCTGCTGTGGCCCTTGAATGCCCTGAACAATCCTAGACCCTTTCGGAATGCGGAAGGACCCTGCCTGATTTGTGATTAGTGCTGTCCACTGATTGTAATCTTGAACGTCACACCAGCGAATGAGCAATGGATCTTGAATGCCGGTATAGGTGCTACCATAGGCAATGATTTGCCGTTGCGGCATGGCAACAAAACAACCAGCATTGACCGTAGGTGCCTGCGAAATAACATCTGCGATTAAACTGCCAGAGGCTGGGTCCCATTGGTAAATTGGCCCGTTTAACGGGTTAGCAATAAGAATTTGCCCCCAGTTGTCTAAACACCAATCAACAGCATTGATAGGTGTGCCTGTAATGCTGGAGTTAACAGAACTAGTGCCAGTCCCATATCCGCCTAGACCATATCCGCCTCGACCATACCCGCCCGCTCCATAAGTAGACCCAATGCCGCGATACAGCACATAATGCAATAACCCGTTGTTTTCCAAACCTGTTGCTGAAGATGTGGCAATCTGCTGGGCCTGAATTGTGAACGTGCTAGCAGATGGCACAGATAAAACTGTGTAATTTCCGTAAATTGTTACCCCGCCTACAGTGCTTGCAACGAGAGCTGGAAATACATCGCCCGGCTGATATCCGTGCGCCGCCAATGTTACGGTTACTGAGCTGCTTGTATTTGTAGTTGCATAGTTGGGTACTGCACCGCCCGTCACAGTCGATGTGGCATTTGCAGGGTTGCCTAACAAATCATATGCATAAATGTAAAAATCATTGGCCGTATTTGCATAACATTGGTACAGCCCGAACAATACAATTCCACCGACACTCACCTGTGTTTGTATGTCAATAGAATCAACATTTTGAGCGTTGCTACCAGCAATTGTTACAAGAACTTTATTTGACCCGTTTGTTGTACCAAAACTAACGGCCACATTTCCCGTAATTGTCTGAGGTGTAATGTCAGAAAGTCCGCTATTGGTTGCCACCAACAATGCGCCGCCGCCGCCATAAATCAGTCCGCCTGATACGAATGCGGATGTCGTGGTGCTTGCAAACGATACGGATGTGGTAGTGGTTGCAGTGATGGCATAGGTGCCATTGTAGGCCGATGGATTCATGCCTGCAACGGTGATATGAAATCCGACAATAAAGGACGAGGGCCCAGTATAGGTCAGCGTTACAATGGAACCTGTCCCACTTGCGCCTGTAACCCTAATTGGCGCTTTTCCTTCCGCTCCAATGGCAAGATATGAGTTTGCGTTCGTGTCTTCCCATGCCCAAAGGGCCCGAACAATTGAGCCGATTGATGTAGAAATGTACTGCGTCCAACCGCCCAATTTCTGTACAAGGCCACCCAAGGTTCGATCGGGCACAAACCGAACCAATTGACTGGTTGATATCGCCGCCTGATTAAGAGCAGGGGTTTTGTTTTGATCAACGCCGGGCAGGATTTGGAACGAGGCATGAGGCATCGGTTATCCCCGTGTCGGTGTTGCGACCTGAGATGGCGAGTATGCCGTCCAGCCTGCCGCTTGGAATTTCTTGCGGGCCTCTTCAACAATCGCGCCTTTCAGCAGGGCATTGTACTGACTCTCATAAGTCACGGCCATTTGCGGGTCATCATTGGCGCGGCCAAAATTGCGCTGGTATGCGCTGATGTAGATCATGCTCGCCATAATAAGGAGATCAGGCAAGTAGGTGCTGACAAATGTGGTCAGATTAGTCGCTGACATGCTCGGAGGCCTAACCGTGCCACTAACAAGCATAGTATACGCCGCCGCTGGTGCTGGCCCCAATTCAATGTAGTCGCTGGTTTGCCCATAGGTCGCCAGATCCCCGCCATACATTGCAAAAACCTTAGGAACACCCGTAACTGATGGGTCGTTGAATATGTTGCGAATATATTCTCTCGTGACGGGCAAAAGAGGTTTGTAGGAAGTTCCAGACGTATTCACTGATACAGTTTGCACCGTGATATAGTCGCCTGTCGGGATGGACAAAATGCCGTTGCCGATCTGGCAGGTGTAATTTCGACCCACCTGCGTCGATAGCAGATCAATATCACGATAAATGCGGTTTTCCGCATAAGTGATCATCTGTGGCAAAATCTCAAGGAATACCGTATTGGTCGGCTCTACAACCGCCATATCCGAGATCTGCGTGATGTAACTGGTAGTTCCATAGACGGAACCATTGTAACTCAAACCCGTGGTCATAAGAACCCTCGCAAGGTCACAAGATCACGCGCCAGCCTCACGCAATCTTGTATCTATCATATGCAGTCGCCAGTTTAACATCATAAGCGTTCTTTGCATAGGCTGGACCATTGTAGCCCTTGGCAAATCCTGCCCAATCTTTATTTTTCAGCTCATCCAAAAGCCCAGCAGAATTAATAAACGCCGCCATTTGCTTCAGTTGGTTGGCCTCCGACTCCATGGCATCTTTGACCATATCTTTTGCGCTGTCGAACCCAACCATCTTGTGGTTGTTACCCATGATTTGACCAAGGCCCCACGAAACAGAGCGTAGCGCACAATCAAGATCAATTTCACATGCAGCCTCAATCTCTGCATATACGGCATCAGACCCCTTTGGATAAGGTCTTTCACCCCATTTCGGATACGCAAGACCAGCGCTGATTGCCACAGCCTGCTTATCAGGTTGATTGCCAAGGAACCGATAGAAGTAATGACGCTCAAATAACGCTTTAGGACGGCCAGAGGCATCAAACCCACTCCCACCTGTTTCTACTGTTAGAACGGCACGCAGGGCCGCAGGCTCAACGCCTAATTCGCTTGCAATCGCAGGAATCTCTTCTGCCTGCATTTTTACTGCTGCGCCTTTAAAATCCATCACTTTTTCTCCCCAGTTGATGGGTTACTGCTTCCAAACCAGAACGACAGCACCAGCATCAATGCGCCATCCAGCGTCCCTAATACACGAGCGATCAGTTCCCGCATACTAGCCTCAATGACATGAGTAAACAGGAAATACTGGATCACGGCCCAGCAGCAGACAATTACATAAGACATGACCGATGGCGTAAACGAATGCGTATTAATTGCCATGTCGCGGGCTGACGCTCGATCGTTTGCGGCAATCCTTACCAGATCAATGTCCAGAGATTTCATCTGGACTTTAAAGTCTGCGTCTACTTTGCGAATAGCGGCTATTTGATCAGGGGTTGCAGTTGCCAGCGCATTTCTAATGTCGTCTTCAGACCCGTCACTATGACCCAGTAGAGCCGTAGAGAGTGCCTTGACGGCCATGCCGGCCACTGGTCCCCCAAGGGCCGTTGCAATGGTTGGGGCAACATTTTCAATCAGCTTACCAAAAATCCCAAGGTCCATTTATTTGTCCTCAATGTTAAAGTTCAGGTTTGGGTGGTCTGGGTAGGCAATCACTACAGTGCCTTCTGGACACTTATATACTATGCGGGCAAACAGTTTCGCCGGTCCAACAGCAACACTATCGGGATTTTCAAGGGTTATTGTATAACCAAACTTATCCACGTTTGAGGTGACTGGCCCAGAAAATTTGGCGATTGATGGTTTGGCACTATGAACGATATAATCGGAATCACGAACCTCAAGACCAAACTCGTCAACGGTACAATCATCGCGAATTTTTTGCCGCGCAACCACTACTTTAAATGCTCCATAAGCATGACTGTTAGAGACGCTAAAATGCTCGGCATCCCACTTTAAAATATCTTTAGGTGGTAATTTAATTTTTTCATATAAAGAATATCCACCGCCTATCATTGCCATAACAGCAGTTACAACGGCTATAGGTTTTGTAATATCATCTGTGTCGATCATCTTGTTTTCTCCAACATGATCACCCTAACATAAAATCACTTATCAACTTTTCCGTCTAATTTGTCAAAAATCTTGCCGAGCATGTCCTCAATGCGTTTTAACGCATCATTGTGCTCATCTTTCCTGACATAATTAGATGGCAGACTAATTTCAATTTGATGAACATCTGCTCGCAGCTCTTTTACAGAGTGCCAAAGCTCTCGCAGAAACCAACCCATAGTTCCCGTAATGACCCAAAGGCCCATCTCTAAGAGGGACTTGTATTGTTCCATAGTCAGGCAGCCTCAGAATTGTCATTGTTCCCCGCCTGATAATATCTCACATTCTCTTGCAAACGTAAATCGTGCGGAGACTTTTCGACCGCTAATGTGCCCTGTTCCAACGCAACATTTTTCATCCCCAACCAATGGGCGGAAATTGCGGCAAGGTCATGTGGCCAATGCCCCCACACTTCAGGGTCGCAAGTGTATACCTGCTCACGGTTTACGATCTGCAATGCCCGCATGCTGTATGCAAAGCACTCGGCCCACCGATGCTGCATGTACATCAATTTGGCCAGCTCGCACCATGGTTCACGAGTATTGGGTGCCTCAGCGCATGCAAGGTGATAACTTTTCTCGGCCTCGGCCAGATTGCCCAACTCAGACCAGCATCGAGCCGCTGTCCGATAGGCATAGCACCGCTCATTAGGCCATGTTGCCTCTGGCATTTTCAGGTAACTGTCAATCGCCGCGATAGATTCCTGCCACCGAGCATTGAATGACAGCTCACGAGCGTAATAGAAGGCATTACGCGGGCAACGAGGATCTTCCTTTACCGACAACTCTAAAAGGTCCATATACTGCCCACGGGACTTTGTCGGGTCTGGCATATGCACCGCCAAAAGCATATCGGTCTGTGCCCATACCTCGGTGATGCGCCCGTCATGGACAGGGTATTCATGGCATGGGTGGTGCCACATATAGCCGTGCCGAGCGTGGATCTTCTCGTAATAAAAGGCGATGCCTGCGCCCCAGTCAAACATGTATCGCAAACGGGTTGTGTCGCCAGTCCAGACGCGCTCAATCTCTTGACGCCAGCCCGGCTGGAGCACCTCGTCAATGTCGAGACTAATGCACACATCTACATCACGCGGGATCAGGGCAAGAGCGGCATTCCTTGCCAGATCAAACCGCCATGGTGTGATGCAAATGTCATGCACCACTGCGCCATGCTCTCGTGCTACATCAGGCAGGCCGTCATCTGATCCCGTATCGGCGATGAGAATAAGATCCGCTTCCTTAGCAGATTCGCAGAACCGAGGAATGAAATGCGCCTCGTTCTTGCTGATTGCATAGACAGCAATCCTCAGAGCGACAGAATGAGGAGTGTAAACAAAAACACCAATATCCCCATCAACAACATGCCAGTCAGATACACCGAATACAGAATGAAACAACTGAAGGTTCCAATTATGTGTGATGTGCTCCTCATGCGGGTTCCCCTCATATGCGTCTTGCGGATAATACCCCATAGGGATGCTGACAATAACGGTCTCTGAGCACTCACGCAGACGCTCCAAAACATACCGAGCATCAGTGACCGTCATATGCTCAAGCACATCGCCGAGAAATGCTACATCATATTTTTGATTAGGAACCCACTCACGGGCATCAACATTGTGCAGTGTTGGGTACAGAGACTTTAGGTCATACTTTTCAATGTATGGTTCCCAAATTTCCACCCCTGTCCATTCCAGATCAGGGAACAATTTTGCATATGTCCCCATACCGCACCCAATATCAAGGGCGGTCTTGGGTTTAATTTTGTTTACAATACGCTTGATGTGGGATTTCCCACACTCTGAACTAAACGGCATTTATCCCCCCATGCCTAATTTACGCTATCCTTGCTAAAAAGCCTGTCATATACGTTAATGCTGGGTCGCCAACGATTGATGTAACCCCAGCACCAGTGACATTCCCATAAAGTTCTAAATAATCTGTCGAACCATTCATATAGACCAAATATATAACTGTGGAATTTTGAGCCGATTGAGCCCCTGAAGTAACTGTGCTTGAACCATACGCAACTGGTGTGCCGTTTTTAAAAATTATAGCACTAGCAGCATATATAGCACTTGTTGAACCACCATAGATAGCACCAGATATTTGATAGTATCCTGCGACTGTTGGAGTAAACCGATAATTTGTAGTGCTGTCAAAATTATTGTTTGTATCAAAATTTTCCAAGTTTAATGCAACTTTTGTATCCGTTGCGCTTGTGACGGTTTGAGATGCATTTGAATAGACGCTGAACGCTGGCCCAGATCCCGCTTGTTGTGTTGTTGCTGCTATAACAATTCCACCAGCAGAATTTGTTATACTGATATTTGAACCCGCAGAAAGTTGGTTAGCCGTATAGTTTGTTCCGTTGCCAATTGGAATCTGACCATTGGCAGGGGTGGTTGTAATACCCGTCCCCCCACCAGATGGATTAAGCACACCAGCAGAGCTGACGTTATCGGCAAGAATGCTAAGGTTTCTATTCTGCGTCATTGTTTAGATTCCAGTGCGGCAAGACGAGTTTGAAGTTCTTGAATAGCGGCAACGAGATGAACAACAATCTTGCTATAGTCTACACCCTGCGGTCTGATCAAACCATCGGGATCAACGGCATCTTTTTCACCAGTTACAGCGTGTGGAATAACCTCTTGAAGTTCGTGGGCAATAAATCCTTCACCCGCAGATTTGTCACTAACCCATTCATAGATAACGGGTTTTAATGCACTAATGGTTGCCAATCCTGTTGTCATCGGTAAAACGTTTTCTTTTAAACGGTAATCCGATGAAACATTATAGGCAGTTGTTGTTCCGTTTGAAGTGATTGAACCAACGGTAGTGCCGCCGGCTTGATAAGCAGTTAAATAATAAGTTCCAGCGTTAACTACAGCGTTGAAAATTGCTGTGTACCCAGAAGCTGCTGATTGAGATGCATACAGCGCACCGGCAGCACCTATAACAGTTAATTTTGCGCTTACGGATGTCGTACCGATACTGACGTTTTGCGATGCGTCAATTGTTATTGCTGCTGTCGTTCCATTGGTTTGCAGGGCAAGAGCCGTACCGCTTTTAAGAACGGGAGAGGTAAGCGAGTTTGCGCTGGTAAGGGTTGTCCCATCCCACGTTAGATTCGCCGAGCCGCCCAGTGCGCCGGAGTTATTAAACTGAACCTGTGTGTTTGAACCACCGATAGCAGGTGTAGAACCTGTTGGACCGGTCGGACCACCACTCCCCGTTGTTCCTGTTGAACCAGTTGGTCCAGTTGGCCCAGTGTTGCCAGTGGAACCTGTTGGGCCTGTCGGACCAGTAGGGCCTGTATTTCCAGTCGTACCTTGAGGACCAGTGGGGCCTGTTGGCCCTGTGGGGCCAGCAGTTGTAGACGCCGCGCCTGTTGGGCCTGTAGGGCCAGCCGCGCCCGTCAAACCCGTCAGCCCTGTGGAACCTGTTGGGCCTGTAGGACCTGTACTACCAGTTGAACCAGTAGGACCTGTCGGGCCAGTTGGTCCAGCAACTGTAGAGTTTGCACCAGTTGGGCCAGTGGGGCCTGTAGGGCCGCCTGCACCTGTTAGGCCCGTAAACCCTGTTGGTCCCGTTGGGCCAGCAACTGTCGATGCCGCACCTGTTAGACCTGTTGGGCCTGTTGGGCCTGCAACTCCCGTGCTCCCCGTTGGACCTGTGGGGCCGGTTGGGCCGGTGGGACCAGTCGGGCCCGCAACACCTGTCTGACCTGTGAAACCTGTAGGGCCGGTGGGACCGACAATACCTTGAACACCAGTAGGGCCGGTGGGGCCAGTCGGGCCGGGGGCAGTTGATGCCGCGCCAGTTGGGCCAAATGGGCCAGTTGGACCTGTTGGGCCTGTACTATTAGGACCCGTAGGGCCCACAGTTCCTGTTGGGCCTGTTGGGCCTACTAATCCTGCGCCTGTGGGGCCGGTGGGGCCTATTACGCCGTTTGTACCTGAATTTCCTGTCGGACCTGTAGGACCGCCCAAACCAACTGCACCTGTTGGACCAGTAGGACCGGTGGGTCCAGTAGGGCCAGCAACACCCCGCGAACCAGTCGGGCCTGTTGGGCCAATGTTCAACTGTGCAATTTGCAATGTAGTGGCGCGAGATGTCGTATTGCCCTGAACCAAGGGAACGAGTTCGCTACCCGTCAGGGTGATAACTGCCGGTAAATTGGTTATCGGGATATTAGACATTCACCTGCACCCATGACTGTGTGGCCTCATCCCAAGTATACAGATTTCCGTCAGAAGGGTAAGGGGTAGGAGGTTCCCAATCGCATGTATCAGTGTTTAGCAACCAGCTTGAAAATGGTTTTGGGACAATAAACGCATCAAGAACGGGGTCATATGTGTACCCAATTCCAGCATAATTTTTGCGTAATGCTTTGCCGCCATCAGGTTGCCCATCTGGCCCGTAATGCACACCGCCTTTAGTGTTGTACGAGGTTTGAACCCACCGCGCAGGATCACCAAATATGCCCGTGTCTACGACATCCTGTTCAATAACAAGCACTTGAACAACAATGTTGTTTTCATCAATTTGTGCGAAATGAGACATGCTTAACCTCATGTAAGATAGCGAATAATAACAATACCGGAGCCTCCGGTTCCACCAAGTTTACCATTAGATGACCCGCCGCCGCCACCGCCAAGGTTTGTGGTCCCGTCAGAACCAATAACGTTCTTACCGCCGTTACCGCCGCCGCCTGTGCCACCTGTGCCTCCACTTGTGCCGGTTGATCCGCTATAGCAGCCCCCGCCGCCACCACCAGCATAAGTTGTTGCGGTGCCGTTAATGCTAGAGCTTGCGCCGTTGCCGCCATTACCAGCAAGGGCTTCAA